GGATGGCATTTATCTTATTTCGGTGATAAATTATTTATCCAAAATAAAATTCAAAATTTTTCTCATCAAGAATTTAATAAAGATAATTTTACCACACTTGACAGAATAGAAGAAAACATACAAAATAGTAGAGACTTATATGATAGAAATATTCTTCTAGATAAAATAAATATAGAAGATAATAATTATTTACCGATACAATATAATAAATATTTGAATAAATATTACATTGTGTAAACCATACTCATAGCAGAATTCTCTGTTATTATAATAATTTACTAATTTATATTTTTTTATATCTTTACCAGTAAGATATAAAAAATAATTGTAATTGAATATAATTTAAAATTGTTCTTTTTCTGTTGATCCATGTAAGGCGGTGGTAGAAGATAATCCACCTTGAATCACATTGGTAACATCATCAAAATATCCTGTACCTACCTCCTGTTGATGGGATACAAACGTATATCCTTGTTCACGAGCCTTAAATTCAGGTTCTTGGACTTTTTCAATATACGCTGTCATACCTCTTTCCTTATAATCGCGTGCTAAATCAAACATATTATACCACATCGAATGGATTCCGGCTAAGGTAATAAATTGGTATTTATAACCAAGTTTACTTAGTTCGGTCTGAAAGGATGCAATTTGTTCATCAGATAAGTTTTTTTTCCAGTTAAAAGAAGGAGAACAATTGTATGCCAATAATTTACCTGGGAACTTTTCTAAAATTGCATCTGCAAACTTCTTTGCAAATGCTAAATCCGGTTTTCCGGTTTCACACCATACCATATCCGCATACGGTGCATAAGCTAATCCACGAGAAATCGCTTGATCTAAACCCTTGTTTGTTTTATAGAATCCATCATGAGTACGTTCGCCCGTTAAAAAAGGTTTGTCATTTTCATCATAATCCGATGTTAATAAATCCGCGGCTTCGGCATCGGTACGGGCGACCACCAAGATAGGCACATCCATGACATCGGCAGCTAAACGAGCAGCAATCAGTTTTTCAACTGCTTCTTTTGTGGGTACCAATACTTTTCCACCTAAATGACCACACTTTTTAACCGAAGACAATTGATCTTCAAAATGTACTGCTGCAGCGCCCCCTCGAATCAATGCTTTTGTTAATTCAAACGCGTTCAATACACCTCCAAAACCGGCTTCCGCATCGGCAACAATTGGAGCAAAGTAGTCAATAAAAGCGGGATCACTAGAATCTACCCCTTTTGACCATTGAATTTGATCAGCACGTTGAAAGGAATGATTGATACGTTCACACATTTTCGGTACAGAATCAACTGGATATAAGGATTGATCTGGATACATCGAGTGAGCGGTATTTCCATCTGCTGCCACCTGCCAACCGGATAAATAGATGGCTTTAATACCAGCCTTTACCTGTTGCATGGCTTGACCACCAGTAAGAGCACCTAATGTGTTAATATAAGGTTCAGTGTGAAGTAAACTCCATAGTTTAACGGCACCATTTCGAGAAAAAGTAGATTCCGGTCTAACCGAACCAGACAAATCGATCACCTGTTTAGCAGTGTAGGGACGAATCACACCAGACCATCTAGTGTTTTCCCGCCATTCGTCTTCTAAACGCTTAATTTCAGTAGATCGACAAAGCATTTCGTTATAATTATAGCATAGATAAATATAATGAAAAAGATACGTTTAAACCATGGGTACTAAATGAGGCAAGACATCTCTTGCCTGTTTACTAACTTCTACTAGTGAGGTAAGCACTAGAATACTACCTGTATATTTATTATCGTTTCCATTTTTGCCTTCTGATACTCCTAGTGTAACGAATTTTTCCATTTCATCAAGGATCACTGTGCGAGCCAATGTTAGGTCAGCTATGTTATTATAGTGAGCCACGGGAAAGAGTTGAAACGGAATATAATTGGGTAGAATACGCTGCTTTTGTACTTTACTAAAAAAGATTCGATAGTTCCACAGATCTTCTAGACCAAAATACATTTTTTTAAGTTCTGGAAGACCTAGTTCCCAGAACCATTTGTAGTCAGAATAGTGACCCAATTCATTTATTTTTTGGAATAGATCTAGACATCGCCATTCTAATTTCTTTTGGGAATCAAATTGGATGTCCTCTTTGTAGTCCTTTAGTTCCATGCCTTTCTTTTGTAGACGGGAATATGTCTTTTTAATATCATGAATAGTTTCTGGTGAGATATCCACATGTGTATAGGGATTTTTAAATGGTTCGAGTTTATTACAACTTTGATAGTAGTCATACAGGGTTCGAATATCGAAGGCATATACCTTTCCATCTTCTTTTAGTTCATAGAAAAAATGAGGTGGAATCTCCTCAATAGATTCTAGATTAAAAAAATCAGTCCGGTTTTGATACTTGTCCACTACTTGGACTTTTATGGCTTTCGGTTCAGTGATTTCTATTACTTTTGGTTCTTCCACCGGAAGAATGATTTCTTTTTGTAGAACTAAAGAAGCCACATAATCATTTTTAGATTGTTGGTGTTTTCCACAGTATGCACTGTCGCCCTTCTTTTTATTAGGGCACTGCTGATGATAGCCATCGCCTTTGGCAGCTTTTCTAGATAGGCAGATTAGGGGGTTAACTTCAGTCATGTTATAATGAGATGATGTTTTATTTAAATTCATCAGTGTTTCAATTTCATTTCCGACATAGGAGGCTATCCTGAAAGGTCATATTCATAATAGTTTCTAGATGATCCTGATCGCCATTCCACTCAAATTCACTAAACGCAAAATCTAATAAATGATTTTGTGTTAGAGACCCCTCATCTTTAAGAGATCGACAGTAGCGTTCATACGCATCTCCTACTGCTCCGTTATTTTGGAAAATCTCACAAATTATTTGTCGAAGAGTGGAAGTTTGGTTAGAATTTTCGACAGGTACCGGTTGGGGTACATATTCGTTTACATTATGAAAACATATAGCGTCATACTCAGTTTTGTTAGTTTCTGGATTATATAAAATTGTGAATTGTAGAGAACCACGACGATGTCCATGCCAATCGAAACGAAACCACTCGGTTAGCATCCAAATAATACTATTATTATGTAAATTAGTATTTCAATTTTAATACATACAATATAGTTTCGCTCTAAAATCTAATTATACATTTATATCATCGGTGGCTTCCCTCTCTTCGGGTCATCTTCTTCTTGTACGAATGCTCTTTTGTCATGTTTCAAACGATTAAAAAATAGTTCTTTCGGCAGCTTCATTTCGTAAAAGTTAGGGCTTAATGAATCAACTTTGATTCCTCCTGCATAATAAGTTCCTTCCTCTTCAAACTGAATATTATACACCTTTTCTGAAATTGTAATATGAACTGCACCATTTATATGTTTGCTATAGATACGTGATTTATTTCCAATCCATACTGGATGGTCAGGTGTAAAGATTACCTTTTTCTTATTTCCTAATAATAATCTCGGAATTCGAATGGCGTTTCCATTATGCATCATTTCTGTTATACGAGCAACTTTTTGTGAAATACCAGTTTGTTTATCACATAAAACTCTATCGCCTCTCTGTATGTCTTGTATTGGCTTACTAGTGCCATCTGCCATTAAAATCATAGTATTTTTTGCAACACAAATTGGCTCACTGATTACTGTGACTGGTACCGTGACGGATAAATCAGAGCCATCTGTTGTTCTTACAACTACACTTGTTGAACCAACGGTAACACCAGTTACTAATCCAGTATTGCTTACGGTTGCAATTAAAGGATTATCTGAAGTGTAGCTAAGTGTCTTATCTGTAGCATTATCAGGAGTAACCGTAGCTACAAGCTGTGCTGTTTTTGTCTTCTCTACAATTACAAATGTAGGAGAAACTGTTACATCGGTGCAAAGAATATCAGGCTGGCCAACTGTAAATTTTACAGTAAAAGATAAATCTGACCCATCTGTTGTTCTTACGATAATATCTGCAAATCCTTGTGCAATACCTGTTACTAACCCAGTATTATTTACAGTTGCAATTTTTATATTAGATGATGTATAACTAAGTGTTTTATTAGTTGCATTAGCCGGAGTGACAAGAGGATAAAGTTGTTTTGTTTCTTTAGTATTTACGTTTTGGTATTCAGGATCAACCGTTAAACCAGTGCAAAGAATGGTACCAGAAGTAACACTAACCGGTACCGTAACGGATAAATTTGATCCATCTGTTGTCCTTACAACTACATTTGTTGATCCAACAGCAACACCGGTCACTAATCCAGTATTGCTTACTGTAGCAACTAGAGGATTATCTGAAGTGTAGCTAAGTGTTTTATCTGTAGCATTATCAGGAGTAACGGTAGCTAAAAGCTGTGTTGTTTGGCTGACTTGCATCGTTACAGATGTCGGTAGAACCGTTAAACCTGTGCAAAGAACCGTATCCGATAATACGTTTTTAAGATATAACCCATTGATAGTACCCCAACCGGTACATAAATCAAATCCTACCTCAGCGGAATAATAATTAGGATCAACACCATTGGTGCCTACTGTAATGTCGTGAAAACAATTCGAAGGGGCAGTGTAAAGGAGAGGTGTAACCCATTTTTTGCAATTAATACATGCTAAGAAACCGGCAAATAATGGAGCAGACATGCTCGTGCCACCAATTGTCTTTTCTGCACCATTTAGGTATATAATCATACCAGTATTGGGGTCAGCATCTAGAGCAATATCAGGAATGCATCGATAATCAACATCAGAAAGGACAGGAATATTTTGATAACTTGGTTTAAGGAAAAACTCACTTATCCCGCCTCCTGTAGCAGATGTAACTGGATCATTATTCCACACGGTTTCTAATGTTGAATTATCATATACAAGATTAGGACATATAAGTTTAGTCCCCCCGACACAAACGCTATAGGGAGAGGTACTAGGAAAATCTAAATTAAGTTCTGTATAGGGAGGTAAACCTTGAGGATCACCATATGAACCCCAATCACCAGATGATACCATTATATTAATACCTTCTTCTGTCATCATTTGCAATAAGTCATTTGTTTTATTCATATCTTCGTCATTAGAATTTTTTTCTATAGTTCCCCAACTACAAGACACATTATTTGGAGGACTGTAGGTTACCCCTTCTTTAACGACAGGTACTGTATAAATAAAGTTAAATGTATTATACCAAGGAAGATCAGGTTGTTGTTTTAGTATATATAGAATAATAGTAAGTTTAGAAGTAGGACATGTACCACCTACTGCGATTACATCTAATGTATTCTCACCAGTTGCTTCATTAGTAGGATCATTTGTCGCACCATCCTCAAGTTTGATTAAGACCAAAGGGTAGTTTTCTTCTGCGATACCTGCATTTTGCCAAGCTAGCTGTACATCTCCATCTGTAAGGGTAAATAAATTTGGATCGCCTGCAACCGGTGTTGCTGTGCCATAAAGACCACCTCCAAATGAAACTACACCAACAACATAGGAATTATCTGTTGGGGCTGGAAAATTATAAATAGCAGCAAGTTCAGGTGCAGTGTAGCTAGTACCTTCAGCGTGTGGTAATTTATGCTGAACATACGAACGTATTGGTTTGGGAACAAATGGAGCAGATGGAGATGGAACAGCTGGTGCAGGTGCAGCAGATGACATAATTTTTGTTTTTAATGCGGTACCATTCATTGAACCCCAACCCGTACAATTATCATATCCAAGTGTGGCTTTATAGCCACCATTGGTACCAGATACGATATCATTATAGCAGCTTAATGTATTAGTATATAATAATGGGTTTCCTTTTGCCTTATATAATATTGGATTTACAAATGTGTTTGCACCAATTGCTGCTAAATAAGCTGCAAATGTAGGTGCTCCAATACTAGTCCCACCAATAATTTGATATGACCCATTAACTAAATAAATAATACCTGTATCTGGATCCGCACAAGAAGCGATGTCCGGTGTAGAACGACCAGATGCAGTAATACTTGATTGGTAGCTTGGTTTGGGAAATTTGCTGCTAATACCTCCTCCGCCACTCGACCATGCTTTTTCAACGGTACGAGAATCATACGTATAATTTGGGCATATTAATGTAGTCCCGCCTACTGATGTAACATAAGGGCAGCTAGAAGGAAAATCAACATATTTGCCAGTTCCACCTACTCCATCATTCGAACCATTATCTCCACTTGCAACACAAATATTGATTCCTCTTGTTGTCATCGTCTGTAAAATGGCATTGGTAGCGGTTAGATCACTTTTAGGTACATAGATTTCAGGTTGTCCCCAAGAACAAGAAACAACACTGGGCGTCATTCCATTAATCTTTGTAGTGTATACATAGTTAAAGACACTAGAAAAAGTTGTTGTATTAGGAGCAATATATAAAACAATTGTCATATTGGAAGTAGGGCAGGCACCGCCGATTGTTTCTACATCTAATGTATTTTCCATCGTAGCACCACCGTCGTTTA